CTCACCACGGATCTCCTGACATTTTTAAACTACTTGAAAGTTTCTCAGATTCATACTTAAATCTCATCTTAAGAATTTTATTATTGCCCGCCTTTACACCCACAGAATCATTTCCAACTTCTTCAAAAGTAACTTTTTCTGTTGTAATAGCTCTCAACTTTGAGTTGTCCAAAGGATCATCAACTGAAGCAGAAAAATTACCACTATTACCCCTTCCAGTAACCTTAATATAAGCAGGGCGAAGATCAGCAGAAGCATCAATCCAAGAATTAATAATATAATCCTTCCTCTGTTTTTCACTCATACTATTTAACTTCTTTATAAGAATCGATCTCATCTCGTTAAAGATAAGAGCTCCCTCCTTATCAGCAATCTCCTTAATCTTTGGGTTGGCTCTGATAGCAGTTTTTCTAGCAGATGCAGCTTTAGGGAGATCATATTTCTCAGTAAATTCTTTAGTTTTTTTATCAGCAACCTCTTTCAACTTAATGTTGAGATCTTTCTCTACAGTTCCAACTCCAGGATTCTTGAAACCAATATCACCTTTACCCTTAGTTGATTTTGCAGATAAACCAAGAAACTTACCTCCAGAATACTCAACCAATACATCAGTAGGGTTCTTTCTTTGATCTACATCATATCCTAACACATTCTTAAAAGAAAAACCCGGACGGGCAGTCCAATGAACTGCAGTGATAGTTCTACCGTATCCCTTGGTAGATGCAAACTTCTTGAATTCATCTGCCATGGCTATAGCTCTACCCATCTGAGCCTGAGATTCTTCAGGAGTAAGTAGAGCTAATTTTTTATTAAATTGCGACTCTGATGCCTTATCTGGAAACTTGTTTCCATTAAGAGCAAAAGCAGTGTAAATTTCGTTTACATCTGCAAGATCAGTGTTGTTTGCCATTTATCAAACATCCAAACCAACAGCCCTCATTTGTTTTTTCATTGCCTCAGCTCTCTTTGGATCCATAGTTTTGAGCCTATCACGAACATTTCTTTCAGCTCTTTGACCTGAAGTTTCATTCTTTCTTGTTTCACGCTCATACTTTTCAGGATTGTTACGAGCGTATTGAGATTCTTCAATATCCCAGGAATCAACTTTAGATTGAATTGCTTCCAGTTCAGAATCAGAGAATTGAACTTCTTCTTTGCGAGTATTTCCTCTCAGTGGTTCTTGTCCTGCACGACGACGTGCTTTATTACCAGCACCTCTATCACCATATCCCATTCCCTTATCTCTTTCAACACCACCACCACCTCTGGATTTAATAGAGGGATCTCCAGGTTTTACGTCACCACGAACTGCAATGTTATGAGCCTGTCCACGACTCTTACTACCCCCCCTGATGTATGGATCATGAACTTTTGCCGCCATTTTTCTTTGACGTTCACCAGGACGCATTGCTTCATCCATTTCAACTTCTTCGAAGTGAGGATTCTTCTGCCCAGGAATCTTCTCCATTTCTTTACGGGCTTTTTCATTATTTGCCTGACGTTTTTTCATATCTGTCTCAAGATATGAATCATCTTTCTTCATCTTCTTACCCATCGCCTTGCCAATTGCCTTACGACGATTCATCAGATAAGAATCAGTGCTGTCTTTCTTACCATCATTATTAATATCACCATCTTCCTTACCAACAGGATCCATTGCCTCACTCATTCTTTTAGCAACTTTAGAAGCACCAGAGGCAACTCTCTCAGCTGCTTTACGAACCATAGATTTAATACCAGACTTGGCTTTACTCTTCATTTCAGTAGCCTTTCTGTTCGTTTGTGCTGAAATATTCTTAGCTGATTGCATTCCTTTTCTTACCTTCAACTTACCAAGTGCCTTAGCATCTCTATAAGCTCCATAGGCTTTCACAGCTCCCTGTGCTGCTTTCTCTCTCACCTTACCCATTGCTTTTTTCAAACCCCTCTTCAACCTATCAGTTTTGGCTGTTCTGGCGTTTGCGGTATCATGACCATAAGTTACTGTTGCTTCATAGATCATATCCTCAAAAATGATCTCTGCTTGAATATCATCATAACCTTCTTCAAAAAGTTCCTCCAGAACTTCCTCACAGATCTCCTCAATCTCAGCATCAGTAACCATTGAGAGATCCATTTCACTCAATTCATCTCTGTTAGATTTAAGAATTTCTCTTTGTTCTACATCATGAACAGCGTTATATGCCACCATGAAGTTGCGCATTGATAAAGACATCTTTTTACAAATACTTTTTCTTATAGGTATTTATAAAAATGATTTTGAAGCTTCATTTATTTTTTTACGCTCTTCTTCATAAAGAATTGAATTATTCATGTAAATATCCCAACCACGCTTAAGTTCAGGATATAACCAAATATCCCAATCCTTAAGACATTGTTTTCTGTTAAAATCATTGCTGTTACACATATTGAATAACAGCAATATCATTAACATTAAGTTGTTTAAAGCGTTAATCACTTTCTTTATTTTTATTAAATCCAAAAGGACCAATCTTATCTTCAACTCGTTGCTTCAAAGCAACAGCAGCAAGTGATTCCATAACTTTCAGAACCTCTTCTGGTTTTGCAGTTTCACCCAGTTCTTTGGCAACATACCAATACTTTGGCCAAAATTCTTCACCAGCTTTTTGATAATCTTCAAGTGTAATTTTCATTTTCACAGGTCTCCCTCCTTACGATTTTCAGAATAATGAACATCAAAATTTCCACCAGGGTATCGAGCCATTAGTTTTTCTACATTCATCTCAATGATCTCATCAATGGATGTATTCAAACCAAGGCAAGCTTGGCTCACATACCACATAATATCACCCAACTCACGCTTGAGATGGAACAAATTCTCCTCTGTTACAGGTTTTCCTTGAAAGATAATTTTCTTCACCACTTCAGTGAACTCACCAGCCTCTGCACACATACCAACTGATGCAGTAAGCAACCTTTCTACAGGAAACTCTTCTCCTTCAAGCTCCTCAACACGATAAACGAATGCTTCGTGATCTTTGCTTTGTTCAGAAGTAACGGCGTCAACGAAATCAAGATAGGCTTTTGTATCTACAGTCATGTTAAATCAATTGGTTGTAATTCACTTTCATTTAGTATTTGTTGCATGGGTAGTTCCAAATCTGGAGCTACTCTAACAAACGGAACATCCACTACCTCTGGTGGATATGGAAGAAGAATCTTTTTGTAAGTAGCATCTGGATAGATACTCAACATGGATTCTACATCTTTAATTGTACCACAATGTCTTTTTGATCCATTAGATAAAATTAATTCATAATAATGAGGACATTCAGACTTTGTGATTTGAGATTGTAGCTTTTTAGTAGTGAGTCCCATATCAGAATTTAAACCCATCAAATGACTTTTTGGGTTTACTTTCCTCATATTCATACTCCTCTTCCTTATTTTCTAATAGATCATCTTGTGCCATTTGTTCACAATCATAAAGTCTCATCTTAGCTCTATCAATACCCACTACAAATCTTTTAAAGATTGTAGGATCATTATATCTGTTTTTCAATTGTTTTACAAGTATCTGTCCCAACTCTTCAAGCTCATCAGTTTTAATAAGGGCAAACATAAGATCAGCAGTAGCAGGCAAACCAAAGGACTCACTAGTATCAGTAAGCTCAACGTCAGAGCTACCAAAACCAGAGCGAGTGGTCTGGGTGGCAGATACGATAGGGACGTTGAATTCAACAGCCAACCCTCGAAGCTCCTCAGCAATAGCTTTGATATAGCTATATGAATTGACATTGCCCATCTTGCTATACCGAGAGGAAGCACATATATTAAGGTAATCAATGAAAATAATGTCAGGTCTAAATGATTTCTTAAGTGCAAGTTCGTTAAGAAGTCCCTTAAAATGTCCACAATGTGCTGCAGCAGTTGGATATTCTTTGATGATCAGATTTCCTTGTGTTTTTTTAGCTAAGTTATTTACTTTTGTTTCAAACATTTGTTTGGGGAGATCAGATACTTCCTGAATGTTGATATTGAGGAGGTTTGCATCGATTCTTTCTGCAATCTTCTCTTCAGCCATTTCCAAGGTGATGTAAAGAACATTCTTATTTTCCAAGAGAGAAGCTGCAGCAACGTGACACATAAAGAGAGACTTGCCCACACCAGTGCCAGCGAGAGCGATATTGAGAGTTTTGTTAGGAAGACCACCCTTTGTGATTTTGTTAAAGTATTCAAGGTCGAATGGAATTCTTGTTTCCTTTTTATTGTAGAGTTCAAATCTTTCTTCATAATCTTGTAGGTAATCATGTCCAACATGGTTATCAAAACTTACAGCCAGAGCATCTGAAAGAATAGATGGAATCGCATCAGGAGTTCTTTTACTATCTCCACCATCTGCAATGCTGATAGAATCCAAGAGGGCAAGATAAATTGCACGATCACGACACCATTTCTCTGTAGTATCAAGTAACCATTCTTTTTCTACAGGTTCAGATTCAAGATAGCTAATCGCTTGAGATACTTTTTTAAACTGATCTTCATTAATATCTGATCGTTTCTCAA